TTTATTCCTTTACCCACACCAAATACAAGTGGTGTTATTAATAAAGACTCTGCACCAAACTTTGTTCTGTTCATTAACTTTTTAAATGCATCTTCTCTACCACCTTCATCAGTTACTTCTTCTAAGTCTGTTGGCCCTGCTTCAAACACATCACCAAAAGTTCCAAGTTTTTCTACGTCAGCAACAAATGCTTCACCTGCTGCTCCACCTGCAACTCCTGCTACAAATTTTTTTTTACCAATAGTCTTATTAAAATCATCTGCTTTCTTCGCAGCTTTTTGTAAGTTAGTGCCTTTAATGTTCATGTAGTTACCAGCTTTTTTAGCTTTAATTGCTTGGCTAGCTAATTTAAAACCTATGGTGCCGGGTACACCTATTTGAACTAAACCTTCTGTAAGTCTACCTATTGCTGTATCATCTGCAATGTCTTCAAATACATTAAATTTGTCAAACAATTGTTCAACATCTGCTGCAAGATCTGTATCAAAACCTAAATCAATTAATTCTGCACCAAGAGATATAACACCTTCAGGTACTTTGATTGCACCTGAAACTACTCCTGCTAAAGCAGAAGTTATTACACTTCTCTCACTATTGATTTCTTCGTCTCGTAGGGAGGTAAAGCCTTCTGGATCTATAATCTCAGCCATTTATCCTCCTATCTAAGTAATGCCGAATATTCTGGTAGTTCTACTGCTACGTTGCCATCAAATTCAATTACTTTTCCATTCTCTACGTCAATATAAACTCCAGGTGATTTACCTTTTGTTTTATATTTACCATCTTTAAATTTAATGTTTGATCTTGGATTCTTTCCCGCTTCTCTTAATGCTGGTGCAACTTTAACATCAAATGAAGCATGATTAAATGCTTTACTACCTTCACCATACACTCTTCTATAGTCAGCTACTGCTCTTTCTAAATTAGCTGCAGTGCTATATGTTTTACCAGTCTGTTCACTTCTAATTAATTCAGCAGTTTTAGCTCTTATTTGTTCTGCTGTAGCATCAGGTGGTAATAAAAACCTAGCTTTTTTTTCTGCTGCTAACACACTAGTTTTATCAGGTTTTGCTTCCGTTATAGCTTGACTAATACCTAGTTTAACAGCGCCACTTTTAATTGCTCTTTCTCTTGCGTCATCAGCTTTTGTAAATTGTGCATATGGATCTCTAGCAGAACCTATAAGATTTTGTAATGCACCATCACCTGCAAATTTACCTGATGCTAAATTAAAACCAAATTGACCTAAAGGTAATTTAGTTTGCGGTGTAAACTCTTCTAACAATGATGCTAGTTCGGGTGTCAGTTCTCTTGCTCTGCCTGCTATGTCACCTTTTGCTTTTTTAGTTCTATCAACAATACCAGTCATGATACCGTCATTAACTGTGCCGCCTCTTCTAAACATTGGTCTTTTTAAAGTTCTAGACATTAACCAAATATCCTTCCGTAGATATCCGCTCCTGCTAATCCAACCCCTAATGCTTGCATTAATGGACTAGATTGAGCTGCTGCCGGTGCTTCACCTATTTCTGTTCTACCTGCACCTGCGCCACCCATTAGTCCCATGACACCTGATCCTAGAAGATTTAATCTTCTTTGTGGATCTTGAATAGCCATTTGTGCTGCTTGTCTTTGTGCATCAAGTACCGCTTGTGATTGTGCTTGTTGTGCTGAACCTAATGTACCAAGGCCAGATATTTGTGCTCTACTAAAATCTTGCGATGCTCCACCTAAACCTTGTTGTAGATTTGCAATACCCATTTGATTTGCTAAATCTTGTTGTCTTCTATTTGCTGCATTTTGAAATCCTGTTTGTCTTAAACCTGCTAATGTCTGAGCTCTGTTCTGGTCGCTTTGTGCTTGATACTGGGCTCTTTGTACACCTTCACGTCCGCCACCAAAAGCACCAGGTACACCTAATGTAGCTGCTGCTTGTTCGTTTGCTCTGATCTGTGCTTGTTGATCAAAGTCTTGCATCGTTGTATCGATAACTTGTTGTTGGTAAGGTGACATGTAAGATTGAATAGATCCTGTACCTGTACCTGCGCCAGTTCCAGTTAATGCTGTGCCTGCGTCTGCCGCTGCTCCAGCTTTTGTTAAAAATGGTTGGAAAGAACCTAGTCCTGTTTGACCTAAATTATAAGCTTGTGTTTGTAATGCATCTTGTGCTGCAACTTGCGGTGCAAGTTCAGCCATACCAGCTTGAGTAATACCGAATTGTTGAGCTTGTGCTTGTCTTTGTGCAAACTGTTGAGCAGTCTCACCTGGTTGTTGTGCTGTTGCATTTGTAACAGTTGGTAATCCAGCTTGTCTTGTAAGATCAGCTGCATAAGTTTTACCTAAAGCTTCTACGTATTCTGGTGGAAGTGTTCTTGATTCTGTAACACCACCTGTTTGATAACCTATTCTGCCACCTGCTTGTGCCATTTCTCTATTAGGTAATACGGGTCCTGTAGGTTTTGGTTGAAAAGGATTAATGGGTTTTGTAGGGTCTGAAGGTAATGGTTGATCTTTTCTTCTAACCATTTCATCTATCATCATTTCTATTTGAATAATTTCATCTTCACTTAAATCTCTTAAAGGTTTACCAAATTCTTGCATGGCTATCATTTCCATAACCTGGTTTCTTTCATCCATTGCATCTGGCGCTGAAGCCATCATCATATTTTCCATTAAGTAACCCTTCTCTCTAAATTTTTCATTGTATCATACATCTTTTGTGCTCCATTTTCAATGCTTCCATTGCCTGCTCCTCTTACAGCATCCGCTGTAAAAACAAACTCATTCTTTGATAACATAGCCGGTACGTCATCTGCTTTTTCTTTGATACCAACCGGTACAAATCCACCTTTAGCTCTGTAATCTAATTCTGTAATACCACCTTGATTGACTCTAGGCTCACCCATAGGCATACTACCACCCATCAATTCTACTCTGCCACCTGTTGCAACATTATATCTAGCAACAAACTCATCTCTACCGGTATCATCAAGTTGCATATACTCAGGATCATTTGCAAAATAGTTATCCATATACGTTCTCATTTTTTTACCAACGTTTTCTTTTCTTCTTGCCATGTACTGTTCGTAGGTTTCACCTTCATCTTGTGGTGGTTCGTCTTCTACAAACTTTTGATATAAATATGTTGCAGCTCCAGTTACTCCACCCACTAATAATTTTTCTTTTACTATTTGATCTAGTTTGTCAGAGAAAGGAACATCTTTAAAAATTTTATCTGTTGTTCTTTCGATTATACCTTTATCATCTACTTTTAAATCAGGAATTGATTTTTCTTTTTTTAAATTTTTTTCTTTACCTTTAAATAAATCTCTCATTGATTGCATTCTGCCTTCACTTAATGGTGACGTAAATCTATTACCCGGTGTTCCAAGACCTTTTTGAAAACCTTTGCCACCCAACATTCTAGCTGCTTGACCACCACCATAAGTTAATAAACCTTGTTTAAATGCATCAGTTAAATTTCCTCTTTGATCAAGTCTACCAAAACCTCTCATCAATCCTGCGATACCAGGATTAAATGGTGCAACGAATGGTGCAGCTTTAACTGCAACGTTTGCAAGTTCATTAGGTATAAGTTTTCTCGTTCTATCAATAACTTTATCTTTAGCTTTTTGAAAAAAACTACCAATACCAAATTTTTTTCTAGGTGTAGTATTCATAATACCACCTTGTGCACGTAGTTGTCTTCGCATTTGAGATCTTGTAATCATATATATTAAATTTTGTTTATATTATTTAGGCAGGAATTACACCTGGATTTATACTAATACTTGCTTTTAACAACTAAATCAAGACTATGTTGTAACTTCTCTAGGTTTAGATTCTAAAGCTGAGAGGACTACATGTAGTCTATTGGCCGTAGCCGCAGTCACTTTTAACACTTCACTTTCCTGTAATATTAAAGGTGCTGATAATAGTTCTGTTGTACCATTTGCTGATATAGACTTAGTCTTAAAAAGACTAAATACAGCATCTGATGTATCTGTAATAGTAACTGTTATAGTGTCTGCATTACCAGAGTCTTCTGATACTAGTATAGATTTTATAATAGAGGTTGCAGCTGTTGGTGCAGTATATAATGTTGTAGCATTTGTTGTAGTCAAATCTACTTTTTTATTTACAAATGAATTAGCCAAAGAAATATGCCTCCGCTTCTGCTTCGTCTTTTAAATCTTGTTGATAGGTAGTGTTTAATTTTTGTACAATACTATCTACATCTCTAACAAACGACTGTTGTATCTGTTGATCATACTCTTCGTTTGGTTGTGTTAATGATTGTATTATTCTTGCCATTATCTTCTTCCATCCGGTTGATAATCTATTCTAAATGTACCTAGTTTCCAAAACTGACTAGTGCTAGTGTTTTCTACTTTTAAAGATATCTCTCTTGCTCTTGCACGTGTGTCAATCTTTTGTGTACCTGATGTTATTGTAAAGGGACCTAATGTAGAACTAGCTGATGTGTCATTTGGAAAGTCTCTTAAATTTAATGTAACTCTTGCATCACCTGTTTGTGATAAAAAATCTGGTATAACTCTTCTTATTTTCATCATGAACTCACCATCACCACCAAGTCCTTGTTGACCAATGTCAAAATTTCCAGATTGTATGTTTGATGTTATGGCAGTTGTTTGACCTAACTTAACTTGATTTAGTCCTGTTTCATGTTCATAATAAGTTGTTGCACCATCACTATTGCCGTGAACATAATTAACATCAGAGTCAGCTGTTTCTGCAGTTGAATCATATTCTGTTGCATGAGGTTTACCAAATACAGCTGAGTCTTGCCAAGCAGATCTTGCTAATGTACCACTAGTCCATACTGGTCGCTCGTTGCTTGAGTCTAGATAATTGTATGCAACCATTCGATTTACTGTTCCTGATCCAGAACTTGGATAGAACCACATAACTTCACCAAACAAATTATTTAGACCTGCATTAATATGTTGTTTTGGAATTGTATTAATATCATCGTAAACATGATCTTCAACTAAACATGGAAGAGATTCTAGTTTACCAGTGTATCTAAAGAAACCATTTTCTGACATCCAGTATGCAGTACCATCAACTTCAACAGCTGCATTTTGCCCTATCAATCCACAGTTTGTACCAACTTGTTGGAATGAGAAAGTAAATGGTGGACCAACAAAACGCATAATAAATAATGCACTGTCTGTCCAAATATAAATTGCATCACGGCCTCTAATTGCTCCAACAATTTTAGATCCATCTGCAAGTCTTTGTGTACCTGCAGTATTAGTAGCTGATGGTGTATATGTATTAATATCTTCTTGAGAAGAAAATCTTATAAACATCGGGTCTTGTGTTGATTTAGTTCCAATAGTTGTTTCTGTTCCAAAAAATATTAAGTGACGATCTGGTGTTGATACTAAACTAAATGCAGAAGCTGTTGGCGCTCCTGATATAATTGTTGCTCTAGTGTTATTTGCAATAGTTGGATTAGAATCCCATTCAAAACTTTCACCACCATTAATTGTTGCAACAAGTTTGTTACCTAAATTATCTAAAGACCATAATCCTGGTGCTGTCACAACGTCTCCTGATGCTGCAGCATTCCATGCAAAAAAGTTTGATGCATCGGTTACAGTTGCACCTGATGAATGTGTTGCAGCAGTGGTACCTAGCGCACCTCTTGTTAATCCTGATAATGTGCCGCCACTATTTCCAGTGTATGTAATTAATTCTGATCCAACAATAATTGTTCCTGTTGCTGGAAAAGAAGTAGTGCTAGCCATAGTTAATGAAGTTACACTCGCATTTATTCCTGCTGATAATGTAGATGTAAACTGACCTAACTGTTGTCCACCCCATGATCCAAGTCCCCAACCAGTAGATGCAACCTCAACTGCGGGTCCTACAGGATAATAATGTTTAACTCTAATTCCACCAGATGTACTTGCTCCTGATCCAGATTCGTTAGATTCCATTTCTATTGTAAGAGTCGTGCTTGTTGGTACTGATGTTACCATAAATTTTTTATCTGTAAAATCACCAGATACAAAACCAGAGTTAGTTATACTTGTAAAATTATCTAACAGTATAATATCAAATTTATTAATGTTGTGTGCAGATGAAAAAGTTAAGGTAACTGTTGCATCGCTTTGTGTTGTAGAAAATGCACTTGTTAAAGTTGTTGTCGCTTTAATTGGATGTATGTCATAAAAAATACCACCAGAATAAGCATATAGTATTCTATTTGTACCTAATACTGCATATTTAATACCTGATGTATTTACAAAATGATGAATAGCAGTAGTTCTACCTGTAATTTGAACAGACCCTAATTGTGACCAACCTCCTATTTTTTCAGGTGTACCATATCTAAATCTAACATTATCACCATCAACCCATTGGCTTTCTCCACCTGTTGAAGTTACTTGTTTATTAAATCCTGGTGCAAATTTTACTTTTTGTAACATCGTTTTAAACCCTATGGTTTAGTTGGCCATGTAGCATTTTCACATTTATCGACTGTATCTTTACCGGCTGGTAAATCTCTTAATGCTTGTCTATAAGTAGTCATAGCAGATGTTAAAGTTGCATCAGATAAAGCTAAGTAATCTGTTTCAGCAAGCAATCTATTTCTTTTAGATCTTAATTCAGCTAATGCTCTAGCTGGAGCAGCGTTAGCGTAAGCTGCTTCCTCATTGTCTCTAGCAGTTTCTTCAGCTGCTGTGAACTGTACATTAGTTCCGTTTATATTGTGAAATCTAGGCATAGTTTATTATACTCCATTGTTAATTGTTAAGCAATACCATAAAGGCAAATATCTCCAGCATCTATATTTCCTGAGGTCATCTTGAATTGAACAGCATCAATCGCACTCGTAGTATTCCCGTAGCCAGCACAATGATTATCAGCTGAAAAATTAATTTGGTTTGAATTATTTACTCTTGCAATAAAGTGTTTAACAAAAGTAGTTGATGATGGATTAAATAAATGTAAATACCCACCCATATTTTGGTCATTATCAGCACCAACACCACCATAACCACTACTAATACTTTGAAATCCAGTACCTTGAGCAAGGTCTTCTCCTGGACTATATTCTATGGCTCTATCATTATCAGCTTCAGCATTGTAGGCAACAAATGCTGTTGATGTTTTAGCTACATTGTAATTTGAACCAGTATCTATACTTAAATTAAATTGAAATTTAGTATCATCAGTTGCTGGATGTATATTCTTAAATGTAAATAAATATTCTTTGTAAGTATTATCAAGCACCACACTACTTGCACCATCAACAAAAGATAAAGTACCAGAACTAGAAGCTGTTAGCTTTTTAATAAATGTCATGCTACCACCAAAACCAGCAGACATACTTCCAGCATCAAATATTGTTGAAGCAGCACTAATTAATCCCATCTATCCTCCAATCCCATATAATTTTATTACTCCACTATCTATGTTGCCAGAGTTCATTTTAAATTGAACTGCATTTACAGCACTTGTTGTGTTTCCATAACCAGAAGTAAAAACATTATTTGATCTATCTTCTGCTTGATAAAATTGACTTGTGGCTATAAAATGTTTTACAAAAACTGTGGAACTTGGATTATATAAATGAATTATAGAACATAAAGATTGATCGTTATCAATACCCATTTGTCCAAAAGAACTTAAACTTTGATAAGCTGTGCTTTGTGCTAGATCATCATAAGTATTATAAGCAACTGCTGCTTCCGAATTATCTTCTTTGTGATAAGCATTAACAACTGTTGTGGTTTTAGTTACATTATAATTTGAACCACCATCTATAGAAAAATTAAAAGTAAAATTTACATCATCAGTTCCAGGGTGTGCATTTATAATTTTAAACACATAGCTGTCATAAGTATCATCTAAGACTACAGAATCTGCACCATCTACAAATGATAAAGTACCACTACCAGAAGCAGTTAAGGTTTTAATTAAAATCATTTTACCAGTTGCTACACCACTTCCTAAAGCACCAGCATCTATTATAGTTGTTCCGTTTGATACTACAGCCATTAACTATCCTTTATTCCGTAGAGTTTAATTTTACCAGCATCTATATTGCTATTATCAAATTTGAAACGTATACCTGTAACAGCAGAAGTAGTATTTACATATCCTGCCGTATAGTTAGAATTTGCAGCATTTACTTCATCTAAACTAGTTGTTGCAATCCAGTGTTTTACAAAAGTAGTTGATGATGGATTAAAAAGAGTTAATTCTCCACTTAAACTAGCATCATTATTAGAACTTTGACTATCACCTAATCCAGCAGTTGAACCTTGTGCTACATCATTAGCTGAGTAATATGATAAACCTGAATACGCACCACTTTCTGCATGATAAGCACCAAAGAATGTGCTTGTTTGTGTTGCATTAAAATTTGAACCATCTGTTGTATAAAGAACTTGGAAATCTGCTTCAGTTGAACCACAGTGCAAATTAATAAATTGAAATTTATAAATCGGATAAGTTGAATTTAAAACTACACTTGATGATCCATGTACGAATGACAATGTAGAACTAGAACTAGCAGTTAAAGTTTTAATATGAACCATTGAGCCTAGATTAACTGAAAATGCTCCAGCGTCTGCAATTGTGACTGCGTTAGAGATAATCGCCATGTTTATACCTCAATTAGATTAAATTTATATTTTTTTCCACTAAGTCTGTTTAATAAAAATAAATCTTTTGAACCCTCTTGAATAGTCCATGAACCTCTTGTTCCATCGACTTCATTATCTCTTGTTTTAGTATTATTTAAATTTATATCCCCAGTATATATGTCTCTCCATTGGAAATTGGCACTACCTAAATCAAATGTGTCATCTGTTCCTGGAAGAAGTGCCCCTGCCACAGATAATGAAGCGTTACCTAAAGTTAATAAATCAGTATCATTTGCACCACCTATTGTACCACCGCTTTTAATTACAAGATCATCTTTAACTGTAAGAAGACCTGCAGAAGAAAGTGTTAATGCGTCAGCAGTTGAAGCAACACCAATAGTACCACCGTCTTTAATTAAAATATCATCTTTAAATGTTACAATACCCGCAGATGAAATTATCATAGCATCCGCAGCTGAAGCAGAACCTACTTGTCCATCATCTGCTATTTTAATATCATGATTAAATATAGCCGTACCTGCATCGCTACCATCAAGAGTAAGCATGGTAATGTCAGCACCGCCATCTGTACCTTTAAATATAATATCACTATCATTAGCAGCTGCATCAACTGTAATATTTCCTGAAGAAGTTGTAATATTGACTGCTGCATCCCCAGCTGTAATATCGTCTGCTGCTGAAGACGTAGATAATCCTGATTGAAAATATGTTTTAAATGTTGCGGCAGTTGTTAATCTCATTGTGCCACCATCATTAGTTATAATTCCATCAGCATCTGCAACAGCAGTTGTTCCTGTCGAAGTATTACCATCTATTAAATTAAGTTCTGCTGCTGTTGAGGTAACTGCTGTTCCATTTATAGATAAGGCATCTGTTTCTAAAGTACCGTCTATATCTGCATCACCACTAACATCTAGTGATCCTGCATCTAATTCACCAGATAAAGTAATATTTCTAAATCCAGTGTAATCTTTATTACTATCTAATATTACAGCCTTACTTGCTACAGCTGTTCCAACAGCTGTACTACCAATATCTAAAGCATTAAGTTCACCTACTACTGCTGTAATACCATCTAGTGCATTTAATTCTGCTGCAGTAGATGTAACACCATCTAAAATATTTAATTCTGCAGTTGTAGAAGTTACTCCATCTAGTAAATTTAATTCTGTTGCAGTAGAAGTTACGGCCACATCTTCATTTATTTTAGGACTTGTTAAAGTTTTATTTGTTAAAGTATCTGTTGATACAAGTGATACTAAAGTTGAATCAGCACCAGCAGGTAATAACATTACATTTGTAACGCCAGCACTGTGGGGTTGTGCAATAACTTTTTGTCCATGTGAGTTACTTTCACAATTAAATACTATTGCTCCAGAATTTGTATTACCTCTTACAACAACTGTTCCAGTTCCATTAGGAGCTAAATCAATAGTAGCATTTGAAGTAGTTATAATATCTGCACCATTCATATCAAGATTACCACCTAATTGAGGTGATGTATCTTCAACAACATTTGATATTGCACCTGATGTAGCAAGTCCTGCTACAATAGCTGATCGTGCAATTTTTTTAAGTCCACCACCCGAAGTATCTACTGCTATAAAAACATCATCATTTGCTACTGTAGATATTTCAGATAAACTACCTGCAGCTATTGAATTAAAATTTGTACCATCTGCAACTAAAATATTACCTGCAGTGTTTGTACCCATAGTAATATCATCGCCTGATACTGTAAGATCTCCTGATATAATTAAATTTCTAATTCCTGTATAATCTTTGTTTGCATCTAGTATAACTGCTTTACTTGCAACAGCTGTTCCAATGGCTGTACTACCTATGTCTAAAGCATTGAGTTCTCCAACAACTGCAGTAATACCATCAAGTACATTTAATTCTGCTGCTGTTGATGTAACACCATCTAAAATATTTAACTCTGCTGCTGTTGAAGTTACATTTGTGCCACCAATATCTAATGTTGTCATAGACACTTCACCAGCAACTGTAGCAATCCCACTAGCAACTGTTATTAAATCTGTATCACCAGTGTGACCGATAGTTGATCCATTGATAATTACATTATCAACTGTTAAAGTTGTTAAAGTTCCTAATGACGTAATGTTTGATTGTGCTGCACCGGTTACTGTAGCTGCAGATCCAGAAACATTCCCTGTTACATTACCTGTAAGTGGTCCAGCAAAAGCATCTGAAGTTACTGTGCCATCAAAGAATGCATCTTTAAATTCTAAAGTTGATGTACCTAAATCAATATCATTATCTGTAACTGGAGACAAGGCTCCATCTTTAATTGTTAATTGATCTGTGCCTGCAATTTTAATATCTATTTGATCATCTGTATCTGCTGTAATACTTGTGTCACCATCTGCATCTAAAACTAGTTCTTTACCATCTAAATCAGTTCCTCCACTAAATCCTGCGTCAACAATATTGGTTCCATCTGAATAAAATAATTTTGTAGTTTTTTCTGATGTACCAAAAGTAATACCTGTTCCTGATGCTGTTTTAAATTGTACAGTAAAAGCACCTGATGTACCATTAGTTACAATGTAAACTTTTTCGATTGAGTCAGGAACAGTTACAACTTGATTTCCTGTAATTGATCCTGTTAATTTTATAACTGCGTGACGTGCTATTGAATCTGATTCAGTTGTAGTTCCATCTGTAATTGTTAATGTTGTTGTTTGTGCTCCGCCAGCTATAGATTTTTCTACATAACCAGCAACTGCTTTTTCTACGATTTGTAAGTTAGTATTAGTTTTATCTCCCCAAGTTCCGGCGTTCTCGCCAGTGGACATTAATTCTATACCAAGATCTGAAAATGTTGATGCCATAATTTAATTCCTTTACGGTGTTGGCGAGTTGACTGGTATTCTGATAGTGCCATCAGTATAGTCGTCTCTTCGTTTTCTACCTAGTTGTTCTCCTCCAAATTTTTCTACTTCTTGTTTGTATTTTTGTTCATACAATTGCAGCATGTCAGCTGGGCCTTTTAAATACGCATATGTTTCTGCGAGACAACAGTATAGCAGACCATTTGGAAAATTCAAACTAATGAAATTAGTTTCATTATCTGTTGCTTCTAATTTATCTGGTATACGATTGTAGTGTACTTTAAATACATAAGTGGTATCTGGAATTGGTGACAATAAAACAGCTCCAGAAGTTGTGTTTGTATTACCTGTTTCTCCACCTTGCATAGCATAATATTTAGGTCTACCTGTAGCTCTTGCTCCATTAAATTCGTCTAAAAAAGTAACATCTCTTTTTTCTAACCATATAGGATTAGTTAATGTTGATGTACCATCTGCAACTTGAACACCTCTGACAACTAAAGCTCCTGCTGGAAGATTAGCATGTTCTTGGTTAGCTACAAAATTGTCAGTAGCTGTTTTTCTATATGCATCTAAAGGCACATCTCTGAAAATTCTATACTCTGCATTTAAAACTATATTCTCAAGAACACTATCTGATAACACAGTAGAACTAACTTCTGTGTAACTTCTTATTTGTGTTCTTAAATCTGAAAAACTAATTCCTGCCATATTATGCTGTCAATGTTGCTGGACCAGCCGAACAACTATTGCCTCCTCCTGATATACCACCTGTTGTAGCAGTGTTTGTGTC